GGTACGTAGACCAGCAAGCAAAGTATCTTGTGTCGTATTCTTAGCCTCAACAGCACTCATTCGTGATTCTAGACTTGTTAACCGACCGTCTTGAGTGGTATTTAATGTTTGTATTGCGGTAATTTGATTTCCTTGGGTAATGTTTACGTTATTCAATCCCACAATCTGCGTTTCAAGATAATCAATGGCATCCTGTACATTTGTCTTTGGAATGCTCGACGCTAGATTAGAGTATGTAACAGCATTAGCTGTAACAGTTCCTACATCAGACATATCTAACAAAAACGTCCAATATGCTTGGTCATCGACAATCGAACCTGTAGACGTACTTATGTGCTTTGTAGTACACAAAGCCATAATACCACGGCCAGAATCGTAGGCTAAGTCATATGGGAAATACTGCGTGCTTCTCGTCCATTCACCCCTTGGAGCGAAGCCAGTAAGCAATCGAGCCCAATATGTTGGATGATTTGTTCTATCCTGTGCAAACGTTGTTGGCAAGGCTGCACTAGTATGATCGATCGCGCACATCCAAACAGAGGCATCAACGCTATCGATAACAGTAATACCCACGGTATAGTGCGTTATATTTGCCCAAGGAGCAACATTGCCTTGCGACATTGCGCTATATATAATGGCGTCAAGCTTTGTAAAGTCTCCGTTAATCAAATCATGCCAAGGCCCCTGTCTAAAGTCAGGGAGAGCCAATGCGAAGTTCTTTGTGTATTGCGTTGTCATTTGTGTGACTCACACTAGCGAACGTAACCACGTACTTTATTGCGGGCATACAAAAATGATAGATTGATTATTTCAAGCTTCTTCGCGATCTGACCATGAATCCTGAACTTAACAGTTTTGAATTTGATGGGCATTCCAAACAATCGCGGATCGCGTGAACGCCTGCCCATACCATAGCCAGTCTCATTCAACGTTGTCGGATCAATGTTCACGTCATCAAAGCCATAACCATAGGCATCGTTACCGACAAAAGCCATCGATATTCCGGGGGAATAGATAACATTTCCATCGACGTCCTTATAAAGATTGTCCACAAAAACGTCGAACGTAAATTCAGCGTCGCCTTTTGTAGCGATACTTACGTAGCGGAGTTGTTTTAATTTCATAGGATCTTTGCCATCGATCCAAGGTAATTCGAAGTCGATTGGGATCGGATTTCCTTCGTATAACTGCCACATCGTTGAGTTGTTGTCCCGTTCCTGTGCGAACGTGATTCCAGCCACCTTCGCGTGTGTTGTCATGCATTTCCACACCTCACCTGTAATTGAGTCATAGACCAATCCGCCAGCCGACATTGCGCCAGCATCAGCATTGATCCAGACATAATCCCGATCTAGCATCCTGTCAGCGTAGAAATTCTCACCGCCAAACGTACCATTACCACTAAGGAAAACCTTGGTCCCTTGTGCTAGGAACAAACGACCAAGCACGCTTGTCCATGCGGCAGCCCAGTCCATGTTCTCAAATTCAGACCACGCATGCATCTTTAATCGCGGGTTGAACGTATAACACAAAACCTTGCCATTAGGCATGAACAATAAATAATCGTTATTCAGCTTATCATACGCTGAAAAGGCTTTGTTCATTTGTTGATCGTCTGTCAAAGCGCCGACGATTTGTCGATACGCTGGCGCAATCTGCGTAGAGAGAAAATCCGATGTGAACGAATCTGGTGCGTATAGATTTCGTTTAGCACTTGCCAAGCCATTAAGACCACAGAACATAATATCATTTTCAACAGTAGCAATACAACGATTACCCAGAACACCGAACTGAGGAAGGTTGTCTGGAAACTCTGGCGTGTGTATTGGGGGCGTTGCATCATTGTATTTGCCCAGTTTAATCTGCAAAGTAATATTCTGCATGAACACAAGCAGATAATTTCTAAAGCCAGCTATGCCTCTGATCGCCGCTGCGCCCTCTGGAGCATACGCACCAACGTCGATCGCAGGCAACGCATCCGTGGTCGGATCGCCATAGAACGTTCCGCTCGTCCCCTTACCGCTTATGTAGATATACGTGGGATTGCGAGTGGTGATATTTCCACCTGTGTCGGTCACAACTGTGTTCGCTACAATGTGATAGTTAGCCGCAACGCAGCCGAACTTACCAATTGGAACGTTCACGTTCGACCCAGTACCCAAATCTTGAAGATACTTAACAACAAAATTCGAATCGATCACAACGGGCTTGTCTTTGCCGTCATGAATGATCAGGGTATCTTTAAAAGGCACAAAGCTAACCTGTGTAACTCCGGTTCGCCAAGCAATAGGCGCTCCGGGCAATGCTGCGGCAATCGCAGTGTTCCAAATCTCAGTGATGATCGTTCCGTCAAGGGTGGTTGTAAGAATGTTCCCGCTCTGAGTAACGATAATGTTTCTACCGTTGAAATAGTAACCGTCTACAATTGGCGAATTTCTTACAGCCTTTATGTCACAATTAAAATTGCTTCCGAAGCGCACAGCTTGCCCTCCGGAAGATTGTCTGTGAAAATTGACCAGAGACACTTGATAATTGGGTTGCATCGACAGGTCATCATCGATTGCATTCCATCCCCCACCGAAACCACGAAGGGTCGATGAGTCAAGCTTACTCGACGGGCGAGCTTGCTTCCGCTTTTTGAAAGCTGCAACCACAGGCTTACTCCGTGTGAGTCACACGAATTACGGATTGGGGCTTGTCGGATACCAATTATAGGGAATCCCGCCACCCGTTGAAGCCGGGGTAATCTTCCTGCGTGACAAGTTCGAGGTGATCTCTTGGAACCTGTCATCTGCAAGAGTTTGCTGATCCTGAGCCGCCCCACTGTTAAGATCGTCACTCGATAACGTCATCCACGCGACGGCATGAACGAGCATATCGTCGTCCAAATCCATCACGTCATCCCATTCCCACGGAGCTAACTTGCCATCCGCAGAAAACTCTCGGGGATAATGACGCCAGCAAATAACAATCTTCCCAGTCGTGGTAGGAGGAATGATCTGGATACGCCTGAACTGATAGTCAGGATCAATCGTCGGTAATGCTGTCCAGAACAAAGCACTCGTACCCTTGAGCATGTTAGGATTGCGTCGTCGGTCTAAGACCGGAATTTGGTAGTTGCTATTTTCGGGAAACACTGCAAAGATATCTTCGTAGTCCCTCAGATGCTGAAACGTGTCCTCCGTGATCTTGCCGGATATTCCATCCAGATCGACCATCGACCACGAAGTGTACTGATCCCACGGATACTTCTTGTGGAACATATTGAACGCACGGATGCAGTCGCGAAACATACGGTCATCACCGTAGGTCTGCACGCCTGCACCCGGCACGTCGCCAAGAAGCTCCTGAGCATCGGTGACTATCTCTCGGATTGTCTTGGCCATCTGTGTGACTCACACTAAGCGTTGAAAGCCCTGATCCCGTGTAGACCGCCGTTATTGTTGGCGTTCACGCCGGTATCCGGTCGCATGCACACGATGTACTCCTTGATACCATCAGGCGCAGCCGTGGGGATATACTGTCCACGAGGATCGCCGGTGCTTGCCGTTGCAGGATCGGTCAAGTCCGCTGCGACGATCTTGGCGAACGCCAGATCGATAAAAGCGCCCGCCTCTTTCACCCACTCAAGCGAGCCCTTCCACGGGAGAGGCAAGTTCGCCCCACGGGCAACAGTGACCTGCGCCACTGCTGTCGTATGTCCGGGCATGCCTCTTGCACCGAACACACGATAGAACGGCTTCTTCATCGCGCCACCAGCGACGACGATATCCTCGACCATCGGCTGGCCGAGATAATCTTCGCCGAAGATACGCACACTGGTTGAACCCGTCAGGGCCGTGGTCACGGCAAGAACAAGGTTCCGTCCATACGGCGAGTCGGTGAACACGATCGGAGAAGCCAGATACCCCGACGCATTGGCCGGAATATCAATCGCCTGCGCACCACCGGCGGCAAGAGGCCGTCCGAGAGATACGATATTCCCTTCATTCGCACTGAGCGAGCTTGCCCACTGCATACCGGGGACATACATATTGATCCCCTGCATGAAGCCTGATCGATCACGAAAACCCATCTGTCTCTCCTATGTTATGCTGCTCTTTCATCTTCATCGAGGTCACGGGGAACATAATCCGTGACTTCAACCTTGCCGCGAGCCTCGGCCAAATTAATGACCATCTGTTCAAGCTCGCGATAGCTCGCCATACGGAGATGTGGGTCTTGGGAGAGGAACATCTTCCCTAACGGGGAATTGGGATCGTTGAGACCGTTAAGTTCGATGATCTTCGGCTCCTTGTGGAGTTGATAATGACGAAGCATTGCAAGCGACTTGACCCTAATCGCGTGTCCACGGGGAAAATAAACGAGGTATCCCGCATCTTCATCCACAAGCTTCTTCTTGATTCCGTCTTTGGTCCAATAATGCTTCTCGCGTTTGACCGAGCCTTCTTGTTTGACGACGACATATGCGAGCCTTGAACCATTGAGAATCCCGTTGATAGCCATTTTCGATCTCCGTGTGAGTCACACACGAACGCAGAGCGTTCGTTATGAGTTGGTCAGATAAGCGTGGGTGCGGTATTGCCTCCACGTGCAAAGCTGACCTTCCCAGACAACACGGCGGCCGGTGGCATCCATGTTCCAAGGAGACGACAGCTTCTTGATCCGCATGTTGCACCCTCGAAGAACGTGCAACGTCAGATATTCCTCGTTGATGAAGTAAGCATCTTGCGACGCTAACTTCTCGTCAAAAAGGAGCGGAACCCCATTGTGGGTAGTGCCGGAGATTCCGAGATTGACGAGCTTGCGACCTGTGCCGGAATCCTTGAGCTGAATTTGCTGCTTGTCTCTCGCCGCAGCTTTGTGCATCCGGTAGATGTTTCTGCCGGCAAAGATAACCGTGGGTCGCGGAGAAGATTGCCCGTCCGTCGATCGGTTAAGGTCGAGTTCGAGGATATCATCGAAGGCTTCCTCGATGTTCTCCGGCGAAAGTGTACCGTTGAAATCATAGGAAGAACTCCTCCACTGAGACTCATTGGCTAAGTTGATACCGCCAACCACACCAACAGTAGGATCAGCAGGAATAAGATTCCCAAGACCGTTCGGGTCACTGCCCGATCCGATAGAGGTGTGGTAGGTGGCGAACTTGCGCTTAATGGATTCGTCAAGGGCTTGGATTTTTCCCTTGAGGATTTTGAAGATTTCCGCCCGTCCTTGGTTTTCATCTTCTTCCTGATCCGAAATGATGAGCGAACCCACCACTCTCGACATGAAATATTCAACAGTCGAGAACTCGTTCGTCTGATCGATCGACACAGTATCGTAATACTGCATCGACTGAACGTTCGGATTGAGTCCGGTAATCAGCGGATTAGTGATCTGAGGACCGCCATCCTCGGTGACCACACGCTTTTTAGCGTGCAGATAGGCACTGACAGTGCCGCTGATCGCGGAAGCCATGATAAGCTTTGCCCGCGATCGATCCAACATTGCGTGGATGATTGTATCCAGTACCATGACTTCACCCTTGTGTGACTCACACGAACTATCTACGGGCTCCGCCCAAGACTTCTCGTATGATTGCGTCGTATGACATACTGGGGTGAGCAGGTCCAGCGTTAGACCCTCTTCCCCTGTCACCACCGGATGGGGCCATACCCTGCCCATTCGGTAGACTCCGCGAAGGTTGCCCTCCGGGGTTGCCACTTAGTCGCTGTCTCTGACTGCGGCTTGGCGGTTGTCGTGGATCAACGCCATTCCGAATCAGGTGAAGTTGCACCTTGTCCCAAATTTCTCCCAGTGACATATGCTGAAACCGGGGTTGTTGTAAAACGGCATGGAATACGTGAGTGTATGGAACTGCCTCGGGCGTATTTCCAAAGAACGTCTGTACTTGTCTCTCCGCTTGTTGGAGGTATTGGGAATCTACTTCTTGCCTTTGCTGAGCCTCACGCTGCTGTTGCGTGTACTGCTGAACAGGAGCAATACCAGCTTGGATTTCTCTCCGAATTTGCTCCACGAGAGTTTTCGGATCGATCGACTTGTTATCCATTCCTAACTGTGATATATCTATACCAGATAATGCCGCCCTTGTCAAGAGGTTTTTTAGCACGCCCACCGGATCGGTTTGCGCTTGTTTGTAGTACCCCGCAGCCTCAATAAGACCCTCTTTTGGCAGATCGTAAGCATTGATCTGTTTCATTGTACTCTTCAAATCAGAGAGTTCTTTCTCAAAGGCGAGCCCTATCTCCACGGCTCGGTTGAGCTTTCCACGCTCTTGTTGCATCTGGTTCTGTATATTACCAGTTGCAGCACGAATATAGTCTGTTGCCTGTTTATGAACTCGCTGATAAATACGGGCTTCCGACCCTGCCCGTGCAATGAGTTCTCCAGTTCGAGAATCGACAAGATTACCTTTCTTATCTTGCCTGAATGTCGCTCTAGGATCGAACTTAAGCGCATTTTGGCGCAACGGATCAGGTGCCTGTTGACGTGGTTCACCGCGGAACTGCTGATCTTCAAATCTCTGTTGGGGTTCACGTTGTTGTTCGTGTGATTCAAACGAAGGATCGTCAGGTTCGTTCGGTTGGCCTTGATCCGGTTCTTCACTTTCATCACCCCAATCGAGTTGCGTAGTCGGAGCCAAATCCTCATCGGTCAAACCCAAGGAGTCCTTAATAACGTCCATACCAACCTTGTCGTCACCATCTAGATCGGGCATTTACTGCTCCTATTGCATCGTTGGGGTTATAGGCTGAACTTGACTTGTGGGGGGTGGTCCCCCCGGAGGCTGACCTGTGGGTGGTGGCGCACCTCCGCCTTGCGTTTGTGCTACTGCCTGCTTTAAGAATGCAGCAATCTCCTCTGGTGCAGCACCCTGAGCGTGCATCTGCATCACCTTTTGTTTCACCTCAGGAGGCAGATTTGCCAACTCAGGCGGAATACCAGAGGCTCCGCCTCCCTCAGTAGCCGCACTCGGCTGGTTCTGTCCCGGCTGTGGTGGCGCTTGCGCCCCAGTCGAGTTGCCACGAGCCAAGTTCGCAACCATTTCTTGTTCCATCAAATCCCAATCCTCGGGCTTGATGACAACCTCGGTGAAGGCTTGTTCAAGAACTCTCAGCGCAACCTTCATCGACGTCATCGGGGCGGCCGAAGCGAATTGGCCTATGGCCTGAGCGACTTGGATGGCTTCTTTCTTCTTAAACACGGAGTTCGGTTTCTCGCTCGTACCGGGAACGATGTCCAGAGCAAATTTCGTATTGTATTGGTCGCGGGTCATGTTGACCCAAGGTTCAGCCAGCTTACTTCCCACAAGCGTTGTAACCTCGTCCTTACTCATATTCTGAACGCATTGCTCCAAGAGAGCTTTACATAGATCAGCCAGAACGTCCTCAACTACTTCGATCTTCGCCCCCACACTCATCCTAGCGGCATCTTGATATGATTGTACCGAAGCTTCGTTTGTGTTCGTTTTGAATTGAACACCACGAATAGCATCTGAAGTATTCGATATCCGATTAATCGAATTGATCGTCGGTTCCTTGTTGAATAGTGCCTCATAGTTGAGTGAGGGAGGAACCAATGCTTCAAATACGTCACCGATCTTAGAACCTTCTGGAACCTTAACGCCAATGACAGACTGCTCATCGACAAACCCCCTCTTCACTGCTTGCATGAGGATTTCAGCATCGGCAGGTGAAAGCTTGTGCGAGTTGTAAAAGAAGAAATTGAATATCGAATTTCTGATCCTCGCAACCTGACGATTGATCTGATTGATCTCGTCTTGCTGGTCTAAGTAGTAGGATACTTCACCGACGGTAGTAGTCTGTCCAGTAGACAGCCCGAATCCAAGAATGAAGTAAGGAAAAAATCTCGTTGTTTTAGTATAGTCGTCCCATATCCAAAGCGGATATGTCCAATCATCAGCGGCGAACAAGGAGGTACGTCGTGTAGACTTGTCCCAAAATAGCCAGCACTCAGTATAATACAAAGACCGATATCCAGAGACTTCCTCATTCTCTTGAAGCGAAGTCTCTCCGCTAAGAGATTCGAGGACAAGGCCAAATGCATCGTCCTTCTGAGACTGTGACCCCGCGGTGAACGTCGCCTTGTGCGTCGGCTTGAACACGTAATACCAACAGTCACCATCTTCCTCCTTGCGAGTGAATTTGTGCTTGAGAAATGCTGTAGGAAAATAACATCTCTCAGCCATCCAATTGGCATCGGTCCCATCTGGCATCTCTGCCACTGGATCGACAACCAAATTCTTTGCCATAATGTTTCGCAGCTTTGGTCCTCCCGGCTCGAACACGCTCGCAACAGATTCAATCGCGGCGAGCTTGCCATAAGCACTTTCCAAAGCCCTTTGGCTTTTGGCCTTCTCAATCTCTTGTGTGACGTCCATCAACTCTTTCAGCACAGAATCGACTGAATCAGTTTTGAGAACGTAATCCAATTTGAGCACTCCGAAATTGGTCATCAGAGCGATGCCAACTGCCTTCTTGACCTTCGGCTTGCAATTGAGAAGATTCTTACCCTTGAGCAAAGCGTTCAAGAGAGAACGAGCACACTCCGCGAACTTCTCGTCCTCTTTATCTGTCGTGTTCACAGCAATGTCAGGATCGCGACCATAAACAGCAGGAAGCATAACGTTAACATTAGAATAGACGACGTTCTCTGTGACGTCACCACGATGGAAAACGCCTTTGCTGCTATCCGAAACTTTGACTTGATGGTTGTTGTAATAGGCAAAGCACTGCTCCCAAGCGTCATGGATAAGCTCGTTCGCCTTTAACGCACTGTCAACCATCGTGCGGCAAAGAGCCCCGAACGCTTTCGACACAGGAATCTTCGAGTCAGGGAAAACCTGATAGACCGGCGGCTCTTTTTTGTTGACCTTATCCTGAGGCTTTTTGCCATCGATAAAGTCATTCACATCGAACAGATCGCCTTGGGGATCGTCGTTGTCGCCCATGTCATAGTCTTGATTGTCAGCCATAACTTTTCCCCGCCGTGTGAGTCACACGAAAACTCAAAAGTTCGCTTCAAGTCCAAACAAGTCTCGGCAAATCTGCTCGCGGATTGTATTCTTCACGATTATTGAGTCGAAGGGATTAATAATATTGTAAGCATAATCGTGAATGCAATTAGCGAGGAGAACTTGGTTATTAACGAGTGTCTCATAGATCGGCTGTTGATTTTCATCGGCAGTGGTCACAAGATCGCGGTTCAGATCAATATTCGGAGCCTGCTCGACAAATGAATCGTACAGGCTATTATAGCTCGGATTATAATACTTGATCACGTTCAAAGACGAAATGACATCATCAACAGTCATGTTACCTTCCCCCGTCACAACGTATGATCTGAACAATTGTTCTGGCAAGCGCCCGACACTGTATCCTTGCATTCTGTGCGTCGATTTCAGCTTGCGTGTATACAACCGGCTCCCTTGCGTTGACCCAACAACCACCTAGCGGCAGGATCAACAAAACAATCAGGATTCTCCACATCTCAGTGAATCCCCGTTACACGCCCCAATCCGCCAATGAGTTCGCTCGCAATCCACAGCGCAACAGAGAGCGGCAACAAATTCCATCCGCTCACGCTTGCAAGCCTCACCGCCACACACGCAATCACAAACGCGAACACCAACAGGATCAGACCAACATTTGCCATGACTTCCTCCTATTTTTTAGTTACTGCGTCTACGATTCGGTCTATTCTTTCTTTGTTTGCCTTTGCTTGGCTTTCCAGCGACGTTAGGCGAGACTCTTGCTTTTCGTCTTGGAGACTTCCCCTTGTCTCCAGTGTACTCACCCTTGACTCTAGCCTTACCGAATATGCTATCAGACTGCCCAGTATCCCCAAAAATGCCACCAGTTGTCCTAGAAGAAAAAAGACCAGTGTGTGATTTTCTCGATACCATGATCTAACTCGCTCAATCATGTGTGAATCACACTAAAACCGGGCGCGACGTGAATTTCTTCCATCATCGTCCATTTCGTACCAGAACATATACTTGGGAACTTGTTTGCTTCGCGGAATCTCTATTTCTGCGGGCTCAGGCTGGTGGGAGAGCATATACTTAACAGCATCCATCGCATGATCATCGCGGTCGATGGGTCGATCAATGTGTTCGCCCGTCGAAGTACGGTCCCAGTAATAGTTTGTAATCTCGTCGGTGATAAAGTCCAGATCATCGACAAAATACAGAAGCGGTGCCGGAGACTTTCCAGTGACGATGTGCTCATGGGTTGGTTGTTCTGCGAGGTAAGCTGCAACCTTCGCAACTCCTGTGATGATATCATTCGTAGCCGGTCTGCATTCCATTCCCGCAGTCGCCAGAAGTTGTGCAATAGGAGTGCCGGTATCGACGTGCTTTTCAATAACCTTTTGCTTAAAGATTGACGGATCGGCTCTGATCGACTCCTCCACGTTGATAAGATGAGCGTATTTTGCCCTAATCTTTCGAACGAGATCGGGCTGTTTGGTGTAATGAAGGTTTCTCTCATAGAAGCCATCCAATACAATAACTCTTCCCCAGTCATCCACGAATCCAAAAAGATAACACGAAGGAGAGGATATTCCGAAGTCGTATCCCTCAATTGCTTGGACACGGTAATGCTCCCTCTGCAATCTCCACAAATGATCCATCGCTTGCTGGCGAGTAAGAAGATTCTTCTCCTCCTCATAATCTTGGTAAACCAAACCTTCATACGCTGCCCACTTGCCTTCAAGGAATCGAGCGCGCATCTGGCCTCGATACGAAGCCTCCAGAGTACGAATAAAATCGTCTGTGAGATTTTCTTTGTTCGTGTAAGTCGAACCTTCGATCAAATCAATGATCGGAACGCCGGTCATCGGATTGCAAAGCAGTTGATCCATCTTGCGACCGGATCGCTTGTAAACCTGTAACGGCTTGATCATCTCACGATACACCCAATTACTTGTTGGGTTGCTCGTCAGCATCAGCCATCGTGGTCCCGAATCCGGCATGGATTCGTCCTCGCGTCCTTCTGGGCGGTAAGGTGTTTGTCCACGGAGACGTCCCATAAGATCGAGAAGGTCTTTATGTACGATTTCAGGATCTTCAATTTGATCGATGCCGATCCAATCATACGTCGCTGAGAGCAAATTCGATGTGGTTGAGCCATCAACATTTTGCTTACCCCTCTGTGAGATGTAGCGAAAATTGATGATCGTCCCATTCTTGAGGTAACAAGTATTGTCATCCTGTGTTGGCATCTTCTTGATCCAATCAGGAGGACACCACAGAAAGAAAACCTTCCTCAATGTGTCATTCAGCTTCGGGTAAGTTGAACGGCCAAGGAGCCCGTTTGAACCCGGATATTCGACACACAGCTTGAGAGCTTTGATAACCAAAGCGGTGGTCTTGCCGTTCGCAAAACCACCACCAAAGAATTGAATCTTGTTGCGAGACTGATCGAAGTCCCACTGTATTGTGCCTTTTCTTAATTTGTAATTGTTCTGTGACATTCGTGTGATTCACACTAAAAACCAAATGAGGGCAACAATCGAGTAACCTACCGCAAAATAACAAAGAGCCCCTTGCGGTCCGCTCAGCCAGTAATGGAACTCTTTCCAACTCATTCCATGTGCCAGCCGTACACGAACGGTGCCCACTGAGGAGCACTAGGATTGCCAAGAGCAACAATACACGCTTTCGCTGTGGAATCATACACAATCTCACCAGCGTAACGCGCAGTCGCCGGCGGTCCAGCATTTGACCTATTCGGCGTCGAGTATGGAGGGTCCATTGGCTCCGTTGGGCGTGCTAAATTCGGTACTATCGCCATTATCGCCTCCTATGGTTGAATCGATTTCAATATTGACGTTCTTCCCGGCACCGAATTCGTCCAGTACCTGTATACGCAGAACGTTCTTGAGAGAAATCTGTTTCTCCGCGACCGCTTTGGGATTGAATCCACCACGATCCATAAGGTCAATCGATGCTCGTAGACGGTTTCCCTCAATCTTACCGTTAGCTGATACGTGCGCAATCGTGTCGAGTGCTCCGTGCGCATAAGCGGCAATGCGATGAGTAACGTTTTCACTTTCTGCTGAGATGATTTCGGAGCCCAAAAGTTCCAGATACTCCGAATAAGCAGCATGAGCCCTAATTTCCTCAACCTCGGGTACTGAACACTTAAGCGCATGGGCTATCTCTCTATCACCTACGCCAAAGAACGTGTAGAGCATGACCGCGCCACAAGCATTCAAGACATTCGGCTGTGCTGGCAATTCGTTGAGGTTTCGACGTCTCTTCCCCTTAAACGTAACGGGGTTGATCTTGGTTTCGTTCTTGATTCTTGGGAAGTAATCTTCCGGGTATTCGGGCGCAATAAGAGACCCATCCGGTGCTACGAACGGGTCTCCTACACGAGCGAGAATAGGCACAGGGGGGGATGGCTTGGCCTTTTCCCGCTTGACCCTTGGTTTGTAGACCTTGGGCATGGGAAAGCCTATGTGCTTGAAGCCTCTTGAGCCTGTTTGCGAGCCTCTTTGGCGGCTTCTATATCTGCGACGATCTTGGCAAAGCCCTCATCGCGCTTGGCTTGATTGTTCGCGGCGGTCTCTTCGGCTTGGGCCTTCACCTTCGCCTCGAAGTCCTCGTCACTTTCGCCCTCAGTCCGCGCTATCGGCGGAGGTGCTGGCTCATCGAATTGTGTGAGAACAGCTTCGGGCTTGTTCGAGGATAAACCCTCTTGGAACAGCACCGTTGCCGTCCTCATGACGAAATCCTGATCCGTTTCGTCCTCGATCCTCGGCAAATATCCCTCCGAGTCGAACTGATACTGGGCCTTCTGAACTGCTTGCTTCATTTTCAACTCCTTGTGTGACTCACACGACGGGAAAAGAATCAACTCAATAGGAATCACTTCCTATTACCGCGTTCCGAGAGGATTCCGATCCCCGTTGTAGATCGGATTCGGGGTGGAATTGGGCGCCATTGTAAACGCCTGACGAATGTCAGTCACGTCAGAAGCGGTCGTATTGCGATTGACCATATAGGTCTGCACAATAGGACGAACCCCGCCCAATTCGGGACTTGCCGCGATTTCTGCGTACCAATAGGAGGCTAAGCCTCCCGGTGCGGCTCCTAAGAGCGTGTCCAAGATCGGGCGAAGTGCAAATTCACCCTTATTACTGAGCGCCTGAGCTATTCGGCGAGTGAAATGGTCAGTGATCTGCGGCCCAATACTGCCGAGAGTAGGGCCATAACCGGCATGTAGACCACCTTTAACGTCGCATAGAGACCTCATTTTGTCCTCCAAAGTAGTTAAAATGCCGTTGGGCCGAGCGTCTGACAGGAAACAGACACCCGGCCCGAGCAAAATGTGACCCTGAACGGCACATTTCACGTGTGAATCACACGGAAAGCAGGAGGAAACGCATGACTCACCGACCATTATCCTACCATATGTCAGTATACCTGTCAAGAACTATTTCGTGTGATTCACACGAAGTGATTCACCTGCGACATATCGTCGCACCCCCCATAACCTGCTTGACTTCACATACCAAACTGTGGTAGTTTAATGGTATTCTGTGACGCGATGCGGAAGTATTGCGACCCCCTCTGACCAGTAAGACGCGCATCATTTGCGATCGTTCCGACACCCTTTTCCGTGTGAATCACACTTCAGGGGACCA